GGTGTTCTGGCCATGTTCATCCTGATCGCCTTCTCCCCCGAGATCGGTGACTTCCTTTCACGATTTAAGCGGTGATCCGCATCAGTTCTCATACCTAACAGCCTTCAGCCTTCAGCCTTCCCCCATGACCTTCCTTCGCGGTCTGCTCTCCGACGCCCCCGGCTCGCCTTCGATGACCCGCTTCTCGCTGGCGGTCGTCCTCTCGCTGGTCGTCCTCGTGATCTGCCGCTGGCTCATTACCGGGCAGGACATCCCGCACGGCGTCGGAAGCCTCCTCGAGATCACGCTCGCCACCACAGCCGGGGCCAAGGTCGTCCAGAAATTCGCCGAGGGTAAGAACTCACCATGAAGCACATGAAGGGGCATGAAGGGTGACCGCCAATCTTTAACAACTTCATGATCTTCATGCTCTCCATGGTGAATCATCACTCTCTCCACCTCCTACCATGAAACGCTCCGACATCCTCGCCGCCGCTGAAGACGCTGGCCTCCCTGCCAGATTCCGCAAGTCCCTCGGCCTCGTCCTGCGCTGGGAATGCGTCTATCTCCCCGACGGCGAGACCATCCGCTGGGAGAACGATCCCGCCGATCCGGGTGGCGCGACCTTCGCCGGGCTAACTGTCCTCCATGACCGGATCGCAGCACCTCCAGCCGAGCCGACCGCCCGTGCCATCGCCGCGCACTACTACGAAAGCGACTGGATGCCCTTCGCCGGGCTTCCTTCACCCGTGCAGGAGGTGGCCTTTGTCCAGGGAGTGAACCAAGGGACACGCACCGCGATCAGGATGCTCCAGAACGCGACAAACGATTACGGCTTCCAGCTCTCCGTGGACGGCATCCTCGGCGAGAAGAGCCGCCGCGCCGCCATGTCCGTGCCAGACTCCACGGGCCTCGCAATGGCCTTCCTGCAAAAATCCCGCCGTCGCTACGAGGCCATCATCGCTGGCAATCCCAAGCTCGAGCGATTCCGCAACGGCTGGATGAACCGCCTCGAGGCGATCAAGAAAGAGTTGGTTCTTTGACAGCATCAATCCTGTATGGCTAAAAAACCCGCCACGGACTGGGGCAGTGTCGCCCGGTCAGCCTCAGACAGAGCGCACCAGTACGAACTGGAAACCATCAAGGCCGAACTCAAGGCCGCAAACAACGCCCACCAGGAGACGCTTCGCGCTCTGGAATCGGCCCGTCTAGCCTCCACCCGCTGCGTCAAGATCCAGAAGGCCCCGGCCTCCAAGTCATCGGCTGACGATCTCGTGGAAGTCATCTTCTCCGATGTCCATGGGAACCAGCATGATCCTGCCGCATTCGGCAGGCTCATTCAGGATCTCAAGATCATCCGACCCGACCGCATCATCATCGGCGGCGACTTCATCAACTGCGGCGGCTTCCTCGCCGAGCACCACACGATGGGCTACGTCGCCGACACCGAGGACAGCTACGAGGAGGATGTGAAGGTCTCCAACCTCCTGCTTGATGAGATCATCAAGGCGGCTCCCGGTGCCGAGCTACATTACATCGAGGGCAACCACGAATGGCGTGTCGAGCGGTGGGCGGTCAACTCCAAGCTGGCCCACTTCAAGGATGTCGAACTCCTGCGCCGCACATTCGCCCCGGAGTATGTCCTGCGCCTCAAGGAGCGCGGCATCACCTACTATCGGCAGGGCCAGACCCATGGCGACTGCACGGTTCCGGGCTGGGTGAAGTTCGACAAGATCAACTTCGTCCACAAGATCAGCAACTCCTCGGACGCCGCCGATGTGGCCCTCTCTAAGGCTGCTGGGAATATCGTCTATTTCGACACCCATCGGGCCAGCTTCAAGCCGAAGTTCAAGGCATCGCTCGGCCTGATCGCCGCATGGAATCCCGGCTGTCTCTGCAAGCGGCAACCGCTCTACGCCAATACGAATCCCACCGAGTGGACCCACGGCTATCTGGTCAGGTTCATCAGCCGCAAGACAGGGGCCTTCCAGATGGTGAACGTCACCATCGACGACGGCCAGAGCTTCGCCTCCATGCTCCTCAAGAATCGCTCCTGATTCCTGCTCTCTCTCTGCGCCTCTGCGTCTCTGCGGGATAACCTTCAGCCTTCAGCCTTCAGCCTAACCACCTCCCTCCCATGAAATGGAAAAAACTCCTGCATAAGCAGAACGCCCGTCACTACGCATGGCCTCCCGGCTGGGATACTGCCGAGCAGATCGCCGAGCAGTTGGAATGTTCCCCTGAGCGAGTCCGCGAACACCTTGCCCCATCGATCCGGGCAGGCGAAGTCGAGTGCAAGCAGTTCACCATCTGGGATGCCGAGACAGGCAGGAAGGTCATCAAGACCGGCTTCCGCATCGGAGGGCAGAAGAAACCTGAGACCGGAAACCTGAAACCTGAAAAGCCCTCGACTCTCGACTCTCGACCCTCGACTCGGCCTCGTGACCGCTGGCCCTTCTTCGAGGGGGCGAAGATCCGCCGCATGGACTCCCCCCGGATCGGCTTCGTGAATGGTGGCAGGATCGAGTGGGAGGATGGCCGCATCGCCCTGCCCAGCAAGAGCCAGCAATCCAAGCTGAGACTGGCGAAGTAGGCGGTAGGGGAAATGAAAAATGAAGAATGAAAAATGAAGAATGAAAAAACCGACACGCCGCGCACCGATGCCGCTCGTGAGCGCTACTATGACGGCAAAACCTCAGACTGGGTGCATTACACAATCTGCCGAATGATTGAGCAAGAGCTTGCCATCTCGCTAGAGAACCAATGCAAGGCACAAGCCGAAGTCGAGAGGCTGAAGGCGCAACTATCCCGTGCCGTCACCATCGGCGAAGCATTGTCGAGCGAACTTGTCTTTCCCGCTTTCGTCAACGAACTCAACTCTCTGAAAGCATCCCTTTCGGAAACTAACAGCCTTCAGCCTTCAGCCTAATAGCCTCCCATCATGAGCGTCGTCACCGAGAGCGAGCAACTTCCAGAGGGCAAGATCCGCTGGCAGCTCTGCCTTGACGTGAAGATCGACGGGATCGAGCTTCCGTTCCGGCTCCGCTTCTCGACAGACGACCACGAAACCATGCTCGAAGCCCTCGCAGATTTCCATTCTATGTTAATGGACAAGATCCAGCAGCTTCCCGACTAACAGCCTTCAGTCTTCAGCCTTCAGCCTGCCCATCCATGAAGCTCCCCCGCCGACTGAAGCTCACCTACCGCAGCCTCGGTCGCGAAGGGGCTCACGGTCTGGCGATCTCTCCCGACGTGGTGGTGGTGGATCCCAAGCATCCCTCTGCGAAAGAAGCCCTGGACACTAAAATCCATGAGGCCCTGCATCTCTTGATTCCCGAGGCAAGCGAGATGATGGTGAGGGCCTACGCCTCCCGCCTGACAGACTTCCTCTGGAAGGACGGCTACCGGCGCGTCGAGTTCTAGGCTTCCGGCTCGTGGCCGTAGGCCCTGAGAAGCTGACGGGTGAGGGCGTTCTGCCTCTGAAGTTCCTCGGTGGCTGAGGCAATGGCCTTCAATTCCTCAGTGCGCTGCCGGTCGATCCGCTGCTTCACCCCGCCGATCTGCCACATGACGATCAGGGGGAAGAGGGCATAGAGCACCCCCACCACCACTCCGGCAAGGATCCCAAAGACTCCGAAAGCCGCAAAAGCCCCACCGGCATCGGCTAGAAAAAATACGCTATTCATGAGATGGCATTTGTTCTACAAAGGTAGCCCGTCGGGAAAGGATAAAATCACTGGGTTCGTGATTTTTTCGGTGCCTCAGCAGCCCCGAGCGCGGTGACCTCTTCAAGCGGGTAGGGTTCAGTTGCAATCAGGTTAACCTTTCCCGATTCAAGCAGCGGCAATCCCGCTCGCACGCAAAGCTGCAAGATTGCGGCTTTGGCCAAGCCTGATTTCTTAGCGATGCGTTCTATTCGGGTCTTCAGTTCATCGTCAATGCGTAGGCTGTAGGGGTCTGTTTTTTTCTTGGTCATGACTTTGACACCGTAACATTTTTGAAACCTTTTGCATTTTTTAATTGCAAATGTAACCGAAACACTACAAAAGATACGCATATTGCTTACATGACCACTGAATCAAAAACCCTTTCGATCAAGCTCCCATCAGCCCTCGCGGCCAGAACGGAGGCCCTCAAGGAGAGGACAGGAATCAGCGAAGCCGCGATCCTCCGACAGGCCATCACTGCCGGACTCGGAAAAGTCGAGGATGCCATCGATCTCCTGCACGAAGACCTCGAACCCGCCGATCAAACCGTTTCCTGACCCATGGCATCCACCACCGCGATGATCGACCTCGACCGGCTGGAGTTCCCCAAGGCCCTCGCCCCGCTCGTCGGGATGAGCCCGACGGAACTCTCCTCGCTCAAGCGGCGCGGGTGCCCTTTTTTCGGGAAGAAGACGACCCTGCGCTGGGTGCGCGCTTTTTTGGCGGCGGAGGCGGGGGCAGCGGCACCCGCTTCATCGCGAGCCGTGCGTCCTCGACGTTCAGCTTCGAGTAGAGCCGGTGGACCATCCGCGTCGAGTGATTCACCAGTCGCATCGCTTCGCTCTCGGAGAGCCCGGCTCGATGGAGCCGTGAAATAAAGGAGACCCGCAGACAATGACTCGTCAATCCATTAGCCGCACGGCCCAGCACCCGGTTGAAGTCTCGGTTCATCGTGCGCTCGATCTCGGGCAGGGTGTGGCCGTCATGGGGGGTGATGCCCTTCAGGAAGCAGGCAAGCTGGTCATTGATCGGTGCGCTGAACCACTTCCTCGGGTCTCCCTCCTGCCGCTTGGCATCTCGGATCTGGATGGTCTTGCTCTTAAGGTCGATCCGATCCATGGGAATGCGGGTCTCGGAGAAGCGGCATCCGAGGTGAAGCTGAAGCTCGAAGGCGGTAGCCATCCATCCGGGCTGGTCGCGCAGGGCCTTTCTCACGGCGGTGATCTCGGCAGTGGTGATCTCGCGCTTCTCCTTCGGAGGGGTCATCGGGACACGTGCCAGGGCGAGGCCGTTCGACTCGGCAAACCCTCTACGGATCGCCTCGCTCATGAGGAAGCTGAGGAATTTCAACTCGGCACGGGCGGTATTGTGGCTGGCGTGTTCCCCTCCGGCCCCCTTCCTCCAGTCGAGGTAGGCTTGGGCGTGCTTGTAGGTGACCTCGCTCGGCATGCGGAGCCCCTGCTCGTGCAGGAAGACATGGACAGTGCTCCAGAAGTATCGGGAGCGCAGGAGAGTGCGCGGGTTCTTGTAGTGCGCGGTGATGTAGTCGGGAACCCACTCGACGAAATCCCCTCCCCTGTTCGGTCTGACGATGGACTCTTGGGAGCCACGCCGTGCCGCCTCCTTCACGGCCTTGGCCGACTCCTTCGGGCAATCGACGCGCAGCTTCAGGTTCTCATCGCGCCAACGCTGGGTGTCGAGATCGCGGTAGCGCACATACCAGAACGGGGACCGCTTTTTGCGAACCAAGAACGCCATGCCTGAAAAGTTTCACACAGTTTCACATGAAGCAAGAAATCTAACCGCGCAGAAGTCAGCCTAACAGAGTAGAAACCATGAAAAAAACACCAAAATCCAAATTACCGTTACACCACAGGGCAGTGATTTACTCTGTAAATCGTGACCTGTTTCACACGAGTTTCACAATTCGTGCTATTGAGGCCGTCGATTTCAGGGGGCAGTGTGAAGGATTCACACTTCTCTTGCAAGCTGAAGGAGGTGCCCTGTGATCGCCCTGCTTTTTGCGGCGTTGACGGTGGTCCTCTTCATTGGCCGTCGTGAGTTGGCTGAGGTTCTTGCCGGGCTTCTTGCCCGTTTCACGGGGGGTGCAAAGTGAGCGATCCCACTCTCGAGGCGGCTCTCGCCTATGCACGTGAGTTCCAGAAGCCGGTCGGGTTCTGGGCTCGGATCTGGGCTTGGTATAAGCGCATCACTGGGTATGAGGCGGCGGTGAAGGCCACCCTCTGGCGCGAATACATGCGCGTGGAGAAGAACCTAAAGGGGGGCAAATGAACCAGCTTCACTTCGATTTCTACGCGACCCGTGAGGAGTTCGTCTCGGCCTTCGTGCAGCAGTTGCTCCATCTGGCTCCGAAGTTCCGCATCAAGGGGAGGGCAAAATGAAGGACTGCACTCCCTTCTACCAAGTGCTGCTGGCGGTCACGGCCTCGGCCCTGCTCTGGAATCTCTACAAGTCAGGAGGTGGACGATGAATGCCACCAATCTCGGCATCTGCACGATGCCCGGCTGCCTGACTCAGGCTAAGTGGGTTCACGGAACTCCCCTCGACGACGGTGGAGAGCAGGTCTTCCCATGGGAACTCTGCGACTGCTGCCACGAGTCGGTGGTGGCGGCGGATCGGGTGCTGGCCATTGCCGGGATCGACTTCCCCGATGAGGTGCAGTGGTGCATCGAGGCGGCCCGGGCACGGCGTCAGCGGATGCTCAAGCTGGAGGCTCTGAAAAAGGAATGATCTCTGCATCTCCCCAGGAGGCGTTCCGCGCCTATAGCAATGACACGGCTGAGTCGGCCTACACGCCCGACTATGCCGCCGAGATCGACGGGGAGGGGGATGAGTTGGCAGAGGAGTTCTTCTGGTTCGTCCAAAAGAACATCCCCCCCTCGAAGATGCAGATCGACTGGCTGGTGATGCGGGAGGTGATCGCCTGTGCCGGGCAGTGGGGGCTGACGGTTCGGGAGAGGGAGAGGAAGAATCTCGCCGGTCAGGCTTGGGAGATGTTCGGAGGCGTATTCACCTACTTACTCACGGCCAAGAACGTGAAGGCATGCGTCTATGGAATAGCATTCGCCTTCGGTCTCGACCAACTCAACGGGAAGCGGTCCCTAGCTGAGGTAGCAAGGGAGATGAAGGTCACAAGGGCATTGCTCTCTCATTACAAAAGGGCAGCCGGGGACTTCTTTGGGATCTACATCACCAAGTTTGGAAAATCCCAGGATGCCGTTGAGAAATACAAACAGCACGGTGGGTCATTAAAGAAACCAATAAAAAAACTAATATGAGCGAACTAATAAAAAACGATGATATTACTATATCGGAATCCTGCACTGTTGACGAGTGGATGGATGCCGGTCGGAAGATTGCCCTTAGCAGCACCAAGGTCAAGGGCAGTCACAAGAACTGGATCACAATCGGGGTCAAGAAATGGAAGCGTCCTTTCGTCAGGGATTCATGGGATCAGATTGAGCTAGATCTTGGCTTAAAGAATCCAGAAGAACCCAAAGAGTCACTGAATCCTGGGGGGAAAGCCACGGGGTTCCTTTCCATCGAGGGGGTGATGGGAGGATTCGGGATCTGGTTCAGGAAAATGGAGGAAGAGATCCAGCAATGGGATGAGAACAGGCTGGTCAGGCTGAGGAGGCTCATCACCCCGGTGGTGGCCCTAGCTGTCCAACTCGACGCTCTGATCGAGCGCAAAAGCAACTAATTTCCAAGGCAATAACGCTGAGGAGAAACCAAACAAACACGCACAAAATGAAAACACAAACATTGGAAATCATAACACCGCAGAAGGCAGAGTTTTATTTATCTCTGTCCCGAGGAAATGGGGTTAGGAGAACTCAGCTTATTGCAAAACACGTCAATAAGTTTGTTAGGTTCTTACAGGGTGGAGAGTTTCAGCATGGGTTGCCCGATGGCGTGGCATTTCATCAAGATGGATGGCTTGCAAATGCCCATCACCGATTGAAGGCAATTTGCATTGCTGGTATTCCAGCAGAAATGTGGGTGGCTCGAGGGTTATCTGATGCCGATATTCTTGCTCTCGATCAGGGCAAAATCAGAACAACATCAGATCTAACTGGGCTAGATAGAAAAGTCACAGAGACTCTTTTATACGCCAGCAGGATTATAACAAATCAATGCGGTAGAGATGTTTCAGCACGATCTGTCCTTTCAATGGCAGACAGTCCTTTTGGCATTAAAGTTCAAGAGCTGGTGGATTATTGCGGCAAGAACTCAAAGGTTTTCTCAGCTGCTCCTGTTAAGTGCGCGGCGACCTATTGGGCACTAAATGGTGATCAGGAATATGCATTTTCCCAATACAGGGCACTCGCCAATCATAATTATGAGGATTTCACAAAGATCTCGGCACTCTTTGCACGAAGAGTAGCGACAAATGAATTGTCAGGCGCAAGGGCCGACGAGGTTTTTGCAGCAGCTATGCGGGTATTTAACCCATCAAAAAAAGACTACAAAAAACTCTATAAGTGGTCAGACGAAGCCAAGTCCGAGTTCAAAAAAATTTCTCACCTAATTTTTGGGAATTAATTATATGACATTAGAAATCGATCAGGAGGCCAACTGATGGACTCCGGCGTTCTCGATCTCTGCGATGAGATCCAAGCTCTGAAGGCCGAGTGCCGTCGGATCCGGGCGGCTGCCTCCCATGTGGTGGACAAGTCTTCCTTCTCCAATCAGGAGGAGCTTGCCGAACTCGGGAAGGCCGTGCGGAAGCTCCAGATAGAACTCGACCGATTCGCCCCGTCGATGGTCATGGACGCTCCCAAGAAGAGGAGGAAGCCATGAGGCAGGTCGAGGTGGATGACGCGCTGATCGAACTCGCCGAGGCGATCATCCTGCAAGCTGTGGAGGACTATGTGAATCTCAAGGAGAAGGCGATCATCAGAGGCCGCGAAGTCGATGTCTCGGCATGGGCTCGGCGCGGTGGCACTCGTGGCTACTGTAAGCCCATCGGCTATGAGTCGGCCTCGTCTGTCCTCGAGCTGATCGGGTGGCTGGCCGGTCACGGGCTGGAATACCTCTGCAAGCTGACGAATCACCACGCCTGCCGCATCCGCAAGCGGATCGGGCTGATCCCCTCCTCAGTGGCTCCGCTGACGATGGCTGAGATCCAGAAGTTCCACAATTCCCTCGCCCTCTTCCGCCGGTGGGAACGGGCTCGCACGGAGGTCTGACCCATGAAAAGCGAAACAACCAAGGTAGGGGATCTAGTGACGCTCAAGTCCAATGGTCGCGTGATGAAGGTGATCCAGACCCATCTCAAGACCAGTCAGGTCTGCGTGGTTCCTGCCGACTCGACCGGCGGCCCCGGGATCTGGGTGAAGCTGGATGCCCTCGAGGTGCCCGGCCTGCGGTCAACGCCAGCCAATCTGGATCTCTGATGAGCGTGACGATCTACGAACGGGCTTCCCGTTATATCGCGCGGATGGATGCTGCGGTCGCCGGATCAGGGGGCCATGATGCGACCTTCGCGGTGGCCTGCGCTCTCGTGCATGGGTTCGCCCTGGGCGAATCGGAGGCGATGTCGCTCATGCAGGAATACAATTTGCGCTGCGCCCCTCCATGGTCTGAACGGGAGCTGGCCTATAAGCTGCGATCCGCCGCGAACTCTCACTCCTCGAAGGGCTCTGGCTATCTGCTGCAAGGGAAGGCTGAAGGCGGAAGGCTGAAGGCTGAAGACTACAAGCCGATGCCGAAGCCTGAGCCGGTGGAGTTCGACCCTGCGGCCCTAGCGGCTCTCGCTGGGGAGTTCCGCCCCCGGCTGGATTGGTTCGCGGCCCGATCCTATGCCGATCCCTCCCTGCTCGACTCGGCAGGATATCTCTCTCTCCTCTATGCGGGTGAGAAGGTTTTAATTTTCTCAGATGATAAGTCCCAAGGTCAGGCCCTCTATCCTGATGAGCCGATCCCGGCCTGCGGTCCTCGTGGGATGTGGTATCTGGCCAACCCGGTCGATGGCCGCGAATACCCGAACCCGCGCACGGGCAAGCCATCACGCCGCTCGGAGGAGTCGGTGACGCGCTGGAAGTTCGCCCTGCTGGAGTCGGACGAGGCTGATCCTCGCATCTGGCTCGGTGCGCTGGCGAAAACGACACTTCCTGTCAGTGCGATCTATTCCTCTGGGGGTCGGTCTGTCCATGCCCTGATCCGTGTGCCCGGCACTGGAACTGGTATGTCGGCTCTCTCCGGCCCTACCTCGAAGGCGGAGTGGGATGCCTGGGCTCGCGCTCAGAAGGCTACTCTGGCCCGGATCGGGGCTGATCCGAAGGCTCTGACTGCGGTGAGGCTGACCCGTCTGCCGCAGCAGTATCGCCCTGAGAAGGGGGCTCTCCAGAAGCTACTCTATGTGAATCCGTGGCCTCCCTTCGGCGAGAGGATCATCGACCGGCCACCCGTCCGCGATGCGCTGAGGGATGCGGTGGAGGCGGCTCGCGCTGCGGCGTGGGGTGAGGATGCCGAGGCGATGCTGGCCTGCGCGGAGAGGCTGGAGTTTTACGCTCCCTGCAATGGGAAATTCCCCCCGATGGCGGAGGAGCTACGACGGGATGCGGGGGCTCTGGCCGATCTCCACCACCGCTAGGGGTGGGAGCAGGGCTGAAGACTGAAGGCTGAAGGCTGAAGAAACCAAACATTTGACTGACTGAAGGAACTCACGCACATGACTGAAAATAATCCGACTAACAATACCCCCCCCGGTGGCTCTCCGGCAGGGGCTGAAAAAAATCAGGGGGGGGGCGATGCCTCTCAAAACGAGCTTCCGCATATCGAGCTGCCACGGGTGGGGCGGATCCTCTCGGAGTTCGCCCGGGATGTGGGGGCGGTGATGAGCACGAACGGGGTCTTCCTCCAAGACGGGCTTCCCGTGGTGCTGGAGCCGAAGACTGACCGGATGCAGCCCCTGACCCCTGCCTGCTTCCGCACCTACGCTGAGAAGAATCTCCGCACGGTGAAGCTGGTGAAGATGCCATGGAAGAAGGAGGACGGCTCAGATGCCTATGAGGCGCGGCCCGACTCGATGAACAAGATGCAGGCGGAGGCTGTCCTGACATCCCACATGTTTCTGGAACTCCAGAGGCCCCTGCGCCGGATCTCGCGCGTCCCGGTGCCGATCCTGCGAGGTGGTGAACTCGCGCTTCAGTCGGCGGGCTATGACGCGGAGACCAAGATCCTAGTCAAGGAGGCGTAGGCGTCATGGAGAACAAGAAGAACCGAGCCGAGAACGGCAAGGGCGATGCGCCAAGAAATAATTTCTCAAAGGAGTATCGCCGCCGGTATGCGGCGATCAACTGGAAGAAGAAGGAAGAAAAACCAAAACAAAACACGCACAAACCATGACCTACGACCTGATGCCAAAGGAGGCTGCCGTCGATTATCTGACGGATCTCCTCCACGAGTTCCCATTTGCCGACGATGGGGGACGATCCCTCTCCTGTCAGATCGCGGCGATGATAACGCGCTTCGCGGTCTCGCTCCTGCCTGAGCAGGCTCAAGTGCCGCTGGTCATCTGGAATGCCAACGGCCCAGCCGCAGGCAAGTCGCTTCTCGCCATGGTGGTGGAGGTGCCGGTGAGGGGCTTCGCCGCGATGCGAGCACTGCCGGAGGAACGCGAGGAGCTTCAGAAGGTGCTGGACTCGGAGGTGCTGGCGGGGTCGGACTCGGTGATCTTCGACAATGTGAAGGACAAGCTGGATAGCTCATATCTGGAGCAATTCAGCACTTCCTCGGTGGTCTCGGTGCGTCGGCTCGGCTCGTCGGCCAAGTATGAGGTGGCGAAGCAGACCATGCTGATGTTCACCAGCAATCAGGCAGAGGTCAGTTCTGACATTGCCCGTCGCTCGATCTTCATCGATTTATTCCAGAAGGAGGCAGACCCTCAGGCGCGTAAGATCGAGCGTCCGATGGGGGCTGAGTATCTGGCGAGGCCGGAGGTGCGATTCGCCATTCTCTCGGCTCTCTGGTCGCTCATCGTGGCATGGGACAAGGCCGGTCGTCCTGCCTGCTCGTCGCGGCTCGTTGGCTTCGAGGACTGGAGTCGCGTGATCGGCGGGATCGTGGAGAATGCGGGCTTCGGTGATCCGCTGCGGAAGCCAGAGAGCGAGGACTTCGGCGATCCTGACGCCGCCGACATGCGCGATCTAGTGCAGGCGATGGCCGAGGGGATTTTCCAAGATGGCCTTGAACTCCGCACCCGTGAGGGCGTGACATTCGATGAGGTGATCTGGATCTGCCGAAACCGTGGCCTCTTCGAGGAGCAGATCAAGGGGAAGGTGGACAGGGAGACCAAGGAGTTCGAGATCTACACTTCAGCCAGGACAAAGATGTCGCGACTCTTTGCCCGCTACAATGGCCGGGTCTTCCGCTTCGGGGAGGAACTGGGAACGGTGAAGCTCGAGCGTGTGGGAGGGAAGAATGACAGGAAGTGGCGCGTGAGCTGATGCCTTAAAGGAAGTTGCGGAACGATCACCCTGTGCAAGGTTACGGCCATGCACAGGGTTTTCCTTTTTCTGGCCATAGTTACCACCGGATGCTCATCCACTAAATCGCCAGATTCCAAGCTGCTTCTCGCCGCCTATATGATGGGTAGGATGGATGCAATTAGGGACATGGATCAGGCCGATCCGCCTCAATCCCACCGTCCGCCCCGCGCCCTTGGTAGGCAGAAGCAATGAGGACGATGAACGTCCTGAATAAGCCATTGATCTAGCAGAAAGGGAGTGGGGTTTTAGTTTTGGGTTACTTTGAGGACGATGAACGTCCTCGCTTGGACGATGCTTCCGCACCATCTCCTAGGCTTTCAAACAGCTTACCATCATACTCTTATACTATCTCTTAAGGAGATAATGACGATATTCTGATATCCCAGCTAGTTTTTCTCTCGGTCGCTCGAGTAGAAACTGGCAGAAAACGGCGTCGAGCGTCGGATCGTCCGGTGACTCCCCCCTCGGTAAGGAATCTCTTACCACCTCGCCCTCCTCGCGGTTGGGCGCACTGGCGTTGTTTTTGCGTGAATTAGCTTGGAACGTTAGGGAAGCCGATTAGTTCCCGACCTTCCGCGCCCCTTCCGTTCCGTTCCTTTGACACGGAACGGAAGCCATGAGGAATTCCCGTCACGAGTCCGCGCTCATCGAGGAGTGCGCCACCGCTCACTCCGTCTCCGTCCGGGCGGTCAGGAACTGGCGGGTCAAGGACGACCCCCGGTGGAGGGAGTTCATCCGGTCCCGCGCCCAGGACTCGACCTTCGCCTTCGCCCGTCCCGAGGCCGCAGCCAAGCCGATGACCCCTGAGGAGACGGAGTTGGCAGCCGCCGTGCGCCATGCCCGGCTCTCTCTCCTCTGTGATAAGACTGAAGAGGCGGGGAATTTCAACTCCCTCGGTGCCCTCCTCAAGGCGGCATCGGAGGCTCACAAGCTCTGGCTTCAAGTCGCCGAGAACAACCTGAAGCTGGCCACCGCTGCCGGGCGTCTGGTCGAGGTCTCGAAGGTCTCGGAGTTCATCCTGGGGAACATGGCCATGGCGAAGGGCCTGATGGAGAACCTTCCCGACGTTCTGGCCGCCCGGATCGAGTCTCAGTCCGATGTAGCAGGGATCGTCCGCGACGAGGTGGTCGCCATCCTCCGCGAACTAGCCGCCGCCTCCGCTTCCGCGCCTTGGAATGCCAAGGCCCCAGCCCCCGATGTCACCGGCACTCCAGAAGCTTGAGGCCGATCTGGCTTCCATGTGGGAGCCAAAGGAGCGACCGGACCCGCTGACATGGGCAGAGAGGGAGATCGTGCTGGATCCGCGCTTCTCGCCGCGCCCTGGGAGGTTCTCCTGCGACTTCACCCCCTACCTCCGCCAGCTTCATCTCTGGTTCGGCGACAGGAAGATCAGGCAGATCACCTTCGTGAAGAGTGCCCAGATCGGCGGCACCACCCTACTGGCGAATCTCATCCAGTATGCCATCGCCGAGGATCCCGGCCCGATCCTCTATGTCACCTCGACCGCTGATAATGCCAAGTCATGGAGTGAGCGGGAACTCATGCCGCGTATTCGTTCATGTGCCGCGCTGAGAAGCTTCCTTCCAGATGATCCTGATCTGCTGAAGAAAACGGAAATGGCCTTCACATCCTGCACGTTGGCACTTCGCGGGTCGAACTCCGTCAACCAGTTGGCCAGTCGTGCGATTCGCTACCTCTTCGCTGATGAAACTGACAAGTGGCCGGACGCCTCCGCCACCGAGGCCCCATCGCTCGAGCTTGCCATGGCTAGGACGAACTTCTACAGGACCATCTGCAAGCGCGTCCTGGCATCGACTCCGACCGTCGAGACCGGGGCGATCTGGTCGCAGTTCATGGCCGGGAGCCAGCACCGCTACCATGTCGCTTGCCCCTCGTGCGGAGAGTGGCAGCACCTAGAGTTCGAGCAAGTCCGCTGGTCGGATGAGCTTCGCGGTTCGGATGGGGCGTGGGATCTGGACGGCGTGGCCGATACCGCCTGCTACCAGTGCCGCGAGTGCGGCGAACTCTGGCCCCAGGAGATGCAGAGAAAGCTTGTCTCGGGTGGCCGGTGGATCGCGGGGAATCCCCTAGCCCCCCGCGACCATATCTCCTGCCACATCTCCGCCCTCTACTCCCCCCAGATGACTTGGGGGGAACTTGCCAAGCTCTTCCTTCAGAAGTCCTCCACCCCCGGAGGGCTCCATGATTTTCGGAATACCTACGAAGGGCTCCCCTTCGAGAACCGCACCGCCTCCGTGAAGGAGGATGCCATCCTCGATCTGCGCGGCGGCTACCGGCTGCGCGAGATCCCCGGGGAGGTCACCGACGGCGGATCGCCTGCGATCCTGACACTCTGCGCCGATCCCGGCGAGAAGCAGACTCACTGGTCGGTCGAGGCTCGGAATGACCAGGGAGAGAGTTGGGTCGTGGACTACGGCACCGTGCTATCCGTCGAGGATCTGATCTCCCCCGAGTTCCTTGCCGCTCGCCGCTACCAGTTGCCGGGCAGTGAGGAGATCGTCGCGCCGGTGGCCGGGCTGATCGATTCGGGCTTCCTCACCGAGCGGGTCTACTCCGTCTGTGCGAAATCGGGTGGTCTCTACTACCCCTCGAAGGGATCAGAGAGCACCTTCGGAAACTACGCCGTCACCACCATCAAGGGGCTGAATATCCTGCTCTACACCTACGGCGACACCATCTGGAAGACCCACCTCTATCTGGAGAGGATCAAGAAGCGGCTGCCGCCACAGCTTCATCTCCCGAGCGATGTCGGTCGTGACTTCATCGAGGGGCACACCGGCCAGCAGTTACTGGAGAATAAGAACTCCCGAGTCTCCCCCTTCTACTGGAAGAAAGTAGCCAATGACCACTTCGGCGACTGCACCAAGCTCCACTGCGTGGCATGGGCCGTCATGAGGAACAACTTCGGACGCGCCACCCCCTCCGCGCCAGCCTCCGTGGATGCCTAGTGACCCTTTTACGGCAGTCGTCTCTGACCCTTTGACACGGGGCGGCCTACATGGCCGACTCCTACTCAATCAACCATCTTCAGAACCTCTCCGGGGTAAAGAAGTATCTTAGGCGGAAGTTTACCGCATGGACATGGAACGGCAGTAAATATGAGAATGCAGAACTCGATGCCTTGTCAGAAGAGCACTATGGGAAGGTTGATGAGAGCGTCATCATCTCCTCCTCAGGTCAGGGCGGTGGAGTGAGCGGACAGATCAGTGCCCCGGCGAATCTCCTTCTCGCCGCCATTGAGGAGGTCATCGATGAAGGCCCCGGTGGCCGTCAGCTTGGCACGAGTCCCGACTTCAGCGGCATCCGCATGTCGGTTTGATTTCTTTGATTTTTTGACAGGTGCGCTCTGTCATGAGCGAACCAAAATCAAAGCGTGGTGGCTATCGACCCGGAGCGGGTCGCCCGAAGAAGGCAACCAACTTCTCCTCTGCTGATGGCATCGCATCGCCCCAGCGGATGTGGATTTACACGCCGACCTTGGACGCGAGCAAGGCACTCACTCCCTCCGCCCGGATCGAGCAGACCAAGAAATCGTTTTTCCTCTATGAGAATATCGGCCTAGCCGCCCGTGCGGTGGACGGCGTGGCGAAGTTCGTCGGGCCTCTAGTGCCACAGGCCAAGACCGCCGATGAGAACTGGAACCGCATGGCAGAGCAGGCTTTCGAGGATGCCTGTGGCAATTCCGCTTTTGGCGTCGATGTCTCCAAGTCGGTCAACTTCTACGACGCACAGGAGCTTTTGGTAAAGCAGATGGCCCTCGCTGGCGATTGCTTCTGGCAGAAGCAGACCAGCAACTCAGGCCGCGCCATGTTCCGTATCGTGCCGGGCGAGAACGTCGGATCGGCTCACGGGGATGTGAAGGATGGATGGGTGGACGGCGTGAAGGTCAGCAAGCTCGGTGCGCCGACCCGCTACCGCGTTCTGAAGGCCCCCGGCAACTATGCCGAATACAACGAGATCTCTGCCGACGACCTCACCCGCGTTGGGAAGGTTGATCGCATCGGTCAGGTGCGCTCCCGCCCGTGGCTCCACCGCGCCGCCGATCACCTCCAGGACATCACCGAGATCCTTGGCTATGAGAAGATGAGCAGTAAATTAGCTAGTTCCCTAGCCTTCATCATCAAGTCGCCAGACGCGCAGAGCATTGGGCTGGGAAGCTCGCTTCAGAAGACTTCCACAGGAAGCGGAACCGTCACCCGTGACCAGATGATGGAGGGTTCGATAGTCCCAAGGCTTCTCCCCGGCGAGTCGATTGAGACGGTGAATAACACTCACCCCTCCGCGAACCTCGACACCTTCCTGAAGTATCTTCGCCGCGACATCGCTCACGGGTTCAACATGCCTGCCTCGGTGTTGTTCGATCCCGAGGAGGCCGGGGGTGCGACCATGCGCTTCGCCATGGAGGATGCCGCCAAGACGATTGGCCGCATTCAGGAGATAATAATCCAGAGCTTTGCCGCCCCCTTCTGGCGGTTCTGGGTATGGCAGGAGATCGAGGCTGGTCGACTCCCGATGCCGAACGATGGCAAAGATTGGTGGAGGTGCGAGTTTACCGCCCCGCAGAAGGTCAGCGTGGACATCGGTCGGGATGGTCGCCTCTACAGCGACATGTTGCTCCGTGGTCAGATCTCCCCACAGGACTTCTACAACATGCAGGGGAAGGATCACGACAAGGTTCTCGACGATACCATCCGCGCAGCCGTCCGCCGCAAGAAGCGTGTGATGGAGATCGCCGCCGAGGAGGGAGTCGAGATCAGCGTTCAGGAAGTCTTTCCTCCTGCGCCCGGATCACCTGTTCCACCTCCGGCACCAGACCCGGTGACTGACCCCGCCGTTTGACACTCCGCATTTCTCCAATATGCAGAAGCTGACTCTCTTCGCCGCCGCCACTGGCTCACGGGTTGACCGTGAGGCTGGAGTCCTTCGCGGCGTCTCTGTCATCACCGCAGGGGTCGAGGCCAAGGGTCACGGCATATGGATCGACCAGACATCCCTCGAAATGGTCAAGGCTTCCGCTGAGACCTACGTCGACGGCCTCCAGGTGAAAAGCGACCACGGGAGCGGCTTCGGAGAGATCGAGGGAGTCCTTCGTGACTTCGTGATCGACGGCAACCAACTCCGCGCTGATTTCCACCTCATCAAGAGCGGCGAGGAATATGAGCGCATCTGCGAGATGGCCGAAATGATGCCTTCCAGCTTTGGGCTTTCCATCGAGTTCTCCGGGGTCTCCGAGGAGATCGACGAATACCGTTACGCCCGGCCTGTAGAAATCTACGCCGTGGCACTGGTCGATCAGCCAGCGGCTAACCCATCCGGCCTTTTTCAAGCTATGAGCGAACCCGAAACCGCCCCCGTAGAAGTTCCCGCCGAGGCTCCCGTCGAGGAGATCAAGGTCGAGGAAGTCACCGCCGAACTCGAAGTCAAAGGCCCCGAGGGGACTCAGAACCTCCCCGAGGAAGCCGCCCCTGCCGAGGCCCCCGTCGAGAAGGTCGAGGAAGTGAAGGCCGAGGAAGTTCCTGCCGAGCCTGACGCAAAAGATGATGATGTCGTGACCGAACTTCCAGAAGGATTCTCCTCCCGGCTCTCCGATGTCGTTCTTAATTTTGAGAACACCAAGGCTGAAGTCATCAATCTCCGCGCCGATCTCGAGACCGCCCATCGGAATCTCACCGCGCTGAAGGCTGAAGTCGAGAAGCGTGATCTGGCCATCGCCAAGCTTGAGGAGATCAAGCGCACCGCCCTCCGGGCCGTGGGCCTCCTCCCCTCCGATGTCGAGATCGAGATGGACGCACAGGCCGCCCCATTCAATCCCGTCGAGGCTTATGCCGCCGCCGTCGAGGCAGGCGACAAGAAGCTCGCAGCCGAACTTTTCAAGGCGCACAAGACCGCGATCTTCGCGGCAAGGCGCAACTAATTTCATGAGGGACTAACTCTCAGGAAAGCCAAGCAAACCCCAACCCAACCCCACCCACCATGCCCAACACAATCGACAGCGCGCTTATCGCGTCCACGATCTCGGAGCAGGCGCAGACGGTCCTAGCCAATCGCTTGGCCGCCCTGACGCTTTTTAGCTCGGATCACTCCTCAGAGGTCAAGAAGCCCAAGGACACCATCCAGGTGCCCATCGCCACGGCCACCGCCTCCACCCAGACCAACCCGACCAGCTTCAACAGCACTGGCGGCACGACTCTGGACAAGGCCACCGTCGCCCTCGACCACATCTATCAGCCCTTCGGCCTTGATTACTCTGACATCCAGAGCGCGATCAAGCTCGAGAAGCTGGTGAAGATCAACCTCAATGCTCTCGCCGACAAGATCTGGAGCATCGTCACCGCCCCGATCACCGTTGCCAACTACGGCGCGGCGGTCGTCGCTCCAGCCACTGCTTCCGCGAACTTCGCCGCTGGCGACCTCGCCAAGCTGTGGGCTTCCGTGAGCAAGAGCAGCAGCAAGGGCCTCGTGCTCTCGCCGACTCTCTACTCCGGCATCATCCCGACCGCGACGACCTCGATCACGCTCGACAAGGGCGCGTATGGGTTCGACAACGGCGTGTTCTATGCCAACCAGTTCAGCGGTCAGACCCGCCTCGCTGGTTTCGCTTGCTCGCCCGAGGCTCTGGCGATTGCCTCCGCCGCTCCTGCAATGGATCATGTGCGTGATCGCATGCTCGTCAGCGATGTGGTGACCCTCGACCAGATCGGCCTCTCGATCTACTACAACGTCTGGAGCGATCCTTCCAGCCGCGCGATCGTCGCCTCCGCCGAGGTGATGTTCGGAGCCGCGAAGGCCGTCACTTCCGGCACGATGGGCCTCATCGTCGCCGCCGCCTAAGTCTCCCACTAGGACTAGGCAAACCAAGCAAGGCCGTCCCTCGTGCGTGGGGGACGGCCTTCTGCTTCACAGGGGTGATCCTTTGACACCTACGATCTGGTGTGAAGCGCAGCACCACAGAGAGAGCACACAAGAAGCGAGTAAAGCATCTTGCAGATTCCGAAGGCTGCAGAATCAGCATCAACGGCGGCACTCCGTTTCTTGCACAGGTTCCATTTTCTCAGCGCACTGAAAGCCTTGAAATTGGAGGGTTTGCCATCTCGAAGAATATCACGGTCACCTGGCCGATTGGCAGAGCACCCAAGCCACCCCATGGGGCGACACTGCTTCTCGTGGATGAGAATGAGAGCTATCGCGTCAGATTCGCGGACAGAAATAAGGGCGACATCTCGAATCCTGTGATCGTCGTCAATGCGGAAATATCGAGCCGGTGAGCCTCCATTCATCATTCATCCTTCATCATTCATCATTTCCTAAATGAATCCTTTAGCCATCGAAGCCGCTTTCAAGACGGCCCTCGCCGTCTCCTTCCCGACGGCTGTGATCCATACCGGCACAAGCTACGAAGAGATCCCCCCGGAGACCACGACACTGGTTATCTCTGCGGCCACGGTTGACCATGTGGCTGGGAATCTCTGGAAGGCCCCCGTGACCATCCGTGTTGTCTCCCCGGCCCTGTTGGGAGCCTCCGCGCTATCCGATCTCGATGCCGTGCTCGATGGCTTGGCCGCCGCCCTGACCTCCACCTCTCTCACAGCCAACTGGCCAAGCGTCAGCGGCACCCCGGCATTCTGCGGAGTCTGGTCAACTGGAACCAAGACAAGCCAGGAGGGGAACTCATGGGTCGCTGAGGTCGAGGCCGTGGTCGGCGTCTCGGAGTGATTGGGAGATTTGACACGCCTTCACTTCCATGAGCGAGAAGCCCAACCCCCTCATCCTCGAGAAGGATGTCGTGAAATCACCCGCCCCTGCTCCCGAACCCCAGCCCTCCAAGTAATATATGCCTGCCATCGGAATCTCCACAGCTTTTCAGTCACTCAGCTCCGCGCTCACTGGCTGCGTCATCACTGAGGTGACTCAGGACGAGTCCAAGGAGATCAAGACAATCAGGGACTCAAGCGGAGTTACCAAGCAGGTCGGAGTGCTTCCGTTCACCGAGACCAAGCTCTCGGTCAAGGGCAAGGGTGCTCCTGCGCTCACGCTTGCGGCTGCCAATGCCAATGTCAGCTCCGGCACGGCGGTCGTGACCTCCGTCTCCGTCGATGAGTCCAACGAGGATTTCCCCGACTTCTCCCTCGAGGCCATGAAGTGGAGCTAAGAGCAACCCACCACCCCTAACCGACCACCCACCATGCCCGCCGTCACCGCCGCCATTGGCATCTCTTCCTTCACCTCCGGCACCATCTCCAAGGTCACGACCTCGCGCAAGACCGAGACCAAGGTGCTCAAGGATCGCACCGGGGCTTTCTCTGCCGCCTGCACCTACGACCCGACAGCCGAGTTCTCCGTGGAGGGATCGGGCGACTACCCTTCGATCACGCTAGGAGTGGCCTCCTCGAACATCCCCTCCACCATCTCGGGAGGGATCATCGTCATCGATTCCTTCAGCAAGACCGAGAAGAACGACGACTTCGCCTCGTGGAAGTATAGCGGGAAGCAGTTCCCCGGAGCCACGGCCTAACAGCCACCACGCCACTAACAGTCTGGAATGAACCCATGAATACCAACGAAAAGCTCTCCGTGCTGGTCGATCACCAGCACCCACTCTCCTCTGCCAATACCCACGCCGTCGCGGCGGCACTCACCTCTGGCGGCTCCCTCGGTGAGAATGGTTACCTCGACACCATCGAGCAGGGGAATGACGGCAAGCCCCGGCGCACGGTTGTCTGGTTGCTCAAGGATGCCGAGATCGAGTTTCGCGCCTTTGAGGGTGAGAAGGTCAGTCAGGCCGAGTTCCTGAAGCGATACCAGGACAGGGAATGGATCGCGGCGAATCCCGACCACCCCATCGCCTTCATGAAGTGCCTCATGGAGAATGTGAACTCACTCCGCGACCAGATCAAGAATGCCTCCCCGACGATCAAGGTCACCCGTGGAGGCCGCGCCGCCTACATCCCGGCGAATGCCACCGAGGCCGAGCGGCAGAAGCTCCTCTCCAAGCTGTAATGTTATGAGCGAGGAAACATTGAACGAACGCCTCTACGCCGAGGAGCCGGTGATCGCCGGGGTGAAGGTTCGCCCCTACTCGAACCGGGTCAAGCTCAAGCTCTCTCGCATCCTGCGCTGGCTCGACATCGACGATGCCGATCGGAATGAGGAGATCCTCTTTGCCTTCATCTACCTGATCGCCGCCCCCATTGATCGGGTCGCCCTGAATACGCTGAACAAATCGGCCTACCTTGTGGACAAGGATGCCTTCCTCGAGGGGGTGAGTGACGACGACCTGAAGGCCGCAGCCGATTGGTTCGTAGTCGTCACGGGGCTGGAGAAGGAGACGGCTGTCGAGGTGATCGCGAAGCCCTCTTCTTCTTCCTCGGAGACCGCACCCCCAAACTGATCGAGCCTCCTTCCCTCGCGGCCTTGGTCTTCACCTTGGCCAAGGAAGGGGGCTTCAGTGAGGAAGCGATTCTGGAGATGCCTGTGTATCGGGTGAATGCCTACTACCACGCCGCGCTCAGGAGTCACGATGTCTGGACGGTGAAGGAGTCGGCTCCTGCCGATGTCCAGATCGGTGAGTTGCTGGCCTTTGCGGCAGTTGACACGGGGGAGGAGTGGTGAGCAAGAAAGCCCTGACCATCGACACCAGCAACTTCAACCGGGCCATGCGCGACCTCTCCCGGCTGAGTGGAGTCAGCTTCAAGCAAGTCATCCTCTCGGAGACAGGGGCTATCCTGCAAAAGACCATCGCGAATCAGATCGCGGCTGATGCCTCCAAGATCCGCGCCCGGCAGGCCAAAGGAAGGATTTCCAAGTCAACAATGCAGGAACTCCTGCGGCGTCGCGGTCTCGCCAAGCAGTCCTGGCTGGCCATTGCCCGGAAGCTTGGTGTGCCGATCCAGGCCCCCGCCTACGTCACCAAGGCCACCGTCATGGGCAAGGCTTATGACCAGCAGGTTTCGACCTCCGAGCGACGGGGGGGAGCCCGGTTCACTCTGATTATCGAAAACTCCATGCAGGCCGCCGTCAAGAGCATGGGCCGCGTCGCCCTGCTCAAGGCTATCAATGGCCGCACCTCCTACTTCAGAAATAACCTCCGGCGCGGAGTCTTCTCGAAGGTCTCAGCCATCGCCAAGAAATATCCTGGTCTAAAGGTCAGGGGATTTTGACACCCCTCTCTGATAGAAATGGCCAACGATAGCATCATCTTCGGGATTGGAGGCGATACCTCCGGCCTCCAGCAGTCCCTGAACAGGGCGACTTCAGCCGTCGCCTCGGCGACCTCCCGGATGGCCTCGGCAGGCTTCGGCCAGTTGCTTGGTCCGATTGCCGCAGTGGCCGCCGGAGTGGGTTCCATCACAGCCATCATGGCCGGAATGAAGGGTGCCCTCGACCTTGGGAGTGAGATGGTGGATCTCTCCAACAGGACAGGAGTCGCCGTCGAGTCACTTTACGGGCTGCGGACCGCGTTTAAGGATGCCGGAGTGGATGCAGAGAAGCTAGGCCCTGCGGTGAACAAGATGCAGAAGGCCCTCGCCTCTGCGGTCGGAGGGGGCAAGGAGGGTGACGTGCTCAAGGGGCTCGGCCTCGACCCTCAGAGCCTAGCCTCAATGGATTCAGGCCAAGCCTTCGCCCAGATCGGCAATGCAATCGCCCAGCTTCCCAATAGTGTGGAGAGGTCGGCAGCGGCCATGGCCCTCTTTGGGAAATCGGGCGGCGAGTTGCTTCAGGTCTTCATGGACCCGAATTTCAAGTCTGCCGGGAACATCTCCGAGACCGCGCGCCTGCTGGGTGAGAATGCCGGGATCTTCGACAAGGCGAGCGACTCGCTGGGTCGTGTCGGCCCCAAGCTGCAAGGACTCTTCGTTGGGATGGCCAGCGGCATGACCGGACTGTTGGACTCACTGGCAAATGGGATCGACGGGATCGACCTAGCCGGGATTGGTAAATCCATCGGAGACGCCATCGGTCTTTTCATTGCAGCGTTCACCTCTGGTAATTTCACCACGATCATTTCCTCGGCATTCATGATAGGCATCAAGGAATCGATCAATTTTCTGGCGGCTGGATTCTTTGCAGTTTTTCAGACCATACCCGCTTACATCAGCACGATTGGAAAAAACTTTGTGGCTTATTTTGAGCTTCTGACAAACCCTGAGTTTTGGAGTGGTCTGAAAGACAGCTTCCTGTCAGTTGCCGCCGCCTTCCGTGGAACCATGCTGATGGGGGTGGCAAATATACTGGACGCCCTTCGCAATCTTCCTGGCATCGGTGAAAAAATGGGTAAGGCTTCTGATTTTGTCAGCAAATTGTCAGCCGACCAGTTCCAGCAGTCTGCGGCCTACTCAGAGAGCGCAGCGAATGGAGGCATGAGCGCAGCCGTCAGCAAGCTAGGGGCTGCGCTAAAAGACAACATGATAGGACTTGGCTCTGAGTTCATGAACAACTTCCGAGGGAACGGTCAGATCATGGGGAATACCGATGCGGAACGGGCCGCGCTTAGTGGAGCCATTGCGGACACAATTACGGCACGTGATGAAGCCAACGCCAAGGCGACCGCCGATAACGCAAGCCGAGTCATGGGGCAGAGCACCTTCAACGGAGCCGAGATCGGGCAGGTCGCCAAGCAGTCCATCTTCGCCGACAGCCTCGCCAAGATCGGCGGCGGCGGCATCTCGGTCGGCGGGGGGAGCAATCCCATCCTCGAGGAGAACAAGCGTCAGACCAGCCTCCTGCAATCCATCAACCAGAACTTGGCCAAGGGCATGATGTCGCCCGTCATGGCCGAGTTCGCGCCCTCCTACTAACCACCTCACGATCATGGCCGACACTACAGTTTCCACCTCCTCCAAGTGGGTCGCCAGCCTTGGCAAGTTCGTTACCACGACTACGATTGAGAGCCTGAGTACCTATCCTTCAGCTCCGGAGGGCGCGGTCAACGTCACCAAGAGTTTCTCGGACGGCGTCTATCGCCTCACCTATGATTCGGACGGCGATCTATCAAATGGCGGCAGCGGTGGCGGTGGCGGCGGTGGTTCCTCACAGACTTGGAACTACGAGATCCACACGACCACCTCGAGCGAACCGCTGAAGAGCTTCTGGAAATTTGCATCAGGACAACCTTGGGCCTTGGATGCGAATGCACATAAGATCATCCAGAATTGCGAGAATGGAACCGAGAGTTGGAGTAAATACACTGATCCGGATGCTGGCTCCACAGGGCTGGCCGCCTACGCCCGTCTGATCCTCAAGGGGCAGGACTCGGTGCTGAAGCCATCGATCACCCTCTCGATCACCGCCGATAAGACAACTCTGCCCAGCATGAGTGAGATCGGGAAGATCGCCACAAACCTCACCAATGCACCCGCACTGCCCAGCGGGGGGAACTGGATACTCACCGGAATGAATGCCGTTGCTTTGATCGACGGGAAGTGGCGCGTGACCCAAGAGTATCGGGCCAGCGGACAGGGTGGGTGGGAGCCGACGGTCTACGGAATAGCCAACTAGTCATGTCCCGATGCCCACGGCTTCAGAGTGGAGGAGAGTTGACTCCTGCCTCATGGGATCGCTTCGCCTCGTGGCTGGATGCCGAGTTACGCGCTCGGGAGATCCAGCCGGGCGTCGGCTACAGCTACACCGCATCACGGGGAGGATTTTCACTCTCGATCAATGGGGGAGGTGGATCGTCTCGGCCTGCTCTTCAGCCCTTCGATATTCAGCTATCGGGGGCCCCTGGAAATCCTAACAGCTATCTGGCCACCATAGTTCCCGGAACGGTGAACGGGGTGCTACCGTCGAACCTCACGACGGGAGGGGATTTCACTGAGTTTCAAGTTGCAGCGGATTTCACCTATTGGACAGTGAACATCGAGAGCAATGGTTTTGAAGTCACTGCGGCCACGATTAGCACCAGCACATCGCCCCCTACGCCTCAGACGCATGGGGTCAATGCAATGCCGACAACCTATTCCCATATCTTTGGGGTTACTTGCAATGGATCGGTTTATCGGACGATTGGCGCGGGGAGTATTGTGCTGCAAACCAGCGCGGAGCTAACCATCGACAAGCAGAGTCCGACGCCGGGTCTCAGGTCCTATGATCGCTACTACTTATGGGCCTGATTGCTTTCGACTTTGCCGGGGCAGAGATTGTTCAGGATTTTAGCGGCCCTGCTCCTACTACGGCTTATACCAATGGAGAGTTCTTGTTGTTTGATTACGGGAGCACTGTCACCAAATGGTTTCATGGCATTTACGAAGTGCCATCTACGACCACTGCGACTAACACATACTCGGCAGCCTTCCTGAACAGGGTATCAGCCACCACATATCCCGGAAACAACTATAAAGGTGAACGAAGGGTTTTTAATGTGGCAGACTATAGTCTCATTACTTTTGGAGCTTCCGAGATTCAAAAAATGACCAGTTCCGGTGGGTCTTCGTCGCTAGTTCCCACCACGTCAGGAAGCGGCACTTCAACCTACTTCACCACCAAATCGACAACGAGAAGCAAGGTGATTCAAAGCCTTGGGCAACACATATCAGTATCAACAAGTTATCGTTACCTTCAGGATGGAGGAACCCAAGGTGCGTTCGCCCAAGCAGACCAGATCGGCCCCGTTACTCGGGCAAGGCATTCCGTCTATCTGAACAACGATGCGCTCGGGATTCTTTACACGAAACACGGCGTCAACTTTTGCGACCAAGCGATAAGCTTCGTTTCATCGTCAACCTATGAGGTGACGCAATCTTATGAATATCTTCCGTTGATTGTTAAGAACTCTTCCCAGGGCCCCTTTACGGAGTCCATGGCACCTGCGACATTCACATTGACCTACTACCTCTCCACATCATCAAGGACGGAGAGCTACATGGGCTACACTACAACTGCCAGTTCAGAAGAATACACTTACGAGAGTGAGGGGATTACCTATTCTGATACTAGCTCATACGAGGCGTGGGATACCTACTGGCAGACATATTCTCAGGTCGATAGCACGACTTACGCAGGCACAAGTCTTCCACCTGAACCTACCTTGGGATCTCCTGAAAGGTGGCCTGCAAATACTTCCTCCTCATCACAAGCCCCTCCGCAAACCCTGCCCCTTATTTCTGAAACATTTGCTCAGTTCTGGAATACCGTCAGAGGGAATATCACCTACGCAGCAGTGACCTATAACAATGTCACGTTTTCATTGCCCAACGGTCAGTTCAAAACAGCCTATTTCTCGAAAGCCTCGACTGTAGGTTATACCGAACCTGATGTTATTATTGACATCCCTAATTACTCTGTTTCAGGGCAGAAAACGTCTTCAGTCTCCACCGCAAACACTCTCCCACCCTACAATTCAAACTCATTTCTTTTCACAAACTGGATGGGGGGCGTGGACATTGGGTGGAATGCCGATGTTTTCAGTTGGTTCGGCATAGAGCCTAAGTCCAGGGGGTTTGTCTCCCCTGATGGTGGATTTGCCACGCGCGCGGCTAGTGCAGTCTTCACAGGACAGATTCCCAATGTGACCTTGAGCTACCCCCATGTGACCGCCCGGCACTCGGTGCTAGTTCCCATGCCTCTGCTAGATTGGACAACCACGGTCACCGGATCGCTTTCGGGTAATATGACCAGCGTTCAGGTGTCATGGGGTGGAGGAGCTTTCCACTACACCACGACCGCTGGCACATCGACTGGATCAGGCTCCATGAGCTATGCGCCGACTGGAAGCATTCCGACAACCATAGTGCCTGTCCCTCACTTCTATGAGACGTCCAAGACACTGACGGCTTACATGCCACAGGCTGGAGTGCTCATGGTCTCGCAGGGGACAAGCAGCTCGAAGACTTCGTTCACCTGTGCCACGACCTCGACATATGACTTTTCCAAAGGGGGAGCCGTGATGGAGTTTGTTCCAGCAATCTATGGTCCGACTCTGAGCGTGATACCGAAATACGTCTACACAGAATAAAATGATCGCCATCTGCACCTCAGCCACCAAGGGCTACCTTCACGCATGGCCTCAATGCGTTCGCGGCATCGCCGCCGCCGCCGCTCACCACGAAGAGGCTCATTTCATCTTCTCGACGGATGAGAGCAAGGAAGGTGAAGCCGCCGCAGAGATTGCCAAGCGCGAGCTGCCCGAAGGCTGGAAGGTGAGCGTGCTGAAGCATCCCTTCAAGGATGATGCCAAGGACTACAAGGAAGCGGCGCAACTCCGCATTGCCGCTTTGCAGGGGGCAGGATTCGCCTTCGCTCGGAAGATCCGCGCTGACCTATGCTGGGTGGTGGAGAGCGACACCATCGTTCCGGCGCACGGCCTCCGTGTTCTGGAATGGACTCTTGCCATGCCGCAAGCCGATGGCCGTCCCTACTACGACATCGCAGCCGCTACCTACCCGAATGGGTTGTTCCTTGGAGGGTTCGGCTCTCCCCAGCATCAGATCGCCGAGGATTTCCTTCCAGAGGAGAGGAATCTCAAGCCCCGCCTCAAACTCCTGCTTGAGAAATGCGAGGAGCGACTGAAGGCAATCAAGCCACCAACCAATGCCAAGGAGGCAGAGGCCGCGAAAAAGACAGGCGAGAAGGAGGGCAAGCGCATGGGGAGATTGCGTGAGTGGATAAAGAAATCATCTCCCAAGGGAAACGTCTTTGAGTTGAACGCCAAAGGCTATCGAAGGAGGGGGTGGATGGACTTCGCTTATCCTGGCATCGGCATCGGGGCAGTCGTCCCTTCTGATTGGTGTGGGCTAGGGTGCACCCTGTTATCTAAGGCCGCGCTCGCACACTCCGACTTCACGGGCTATGAGGGCAAGGGCACTCAGGATCTATTCCTTTGCTGGTCCCGCTGGCATCCAGCCGCCCTCCGCATCGCCTGTGTCCCGCACATCGTCTGCGACCATATCAAGCGTCAGGATCGGGACGGAAAGACCGAGATCACCCATTTCCGCGCCTACCATGAGCAGGAGGGGGAATGCAGGGGTCATCTGCGCCAGAGACCACAGCCTTTCGTTTCGGTATGAAGAGAGACATCCTCTGGAGAGACGATCCCCCCGGCCCTCCCAACGGGGATGATTGGACTGCTAAACAGGCTATTAGGCTGAAGGCTGAAGACTGTTAGGTCAGAGGTTTGACACTAGGGCCTCCGTATGGGTCCCCGTCCTTTCACCTTCAACTTTTAGCTTTCCACTTTTCCCCCATGGCCGCCGCGACGTTTGACCTGACTTCCGATAACCGCATCATGCAGGGTGCCGACTTCTCCTACGGCGTGAAGCTTTGGAATCGCTCTGTCACTCCGAAGGTCGCCCTCTCGCTCGTCGGTGCCACGCTCAAGAGCCAGATCCGCAAGAAATCGGGATCGCCTGTCCTGGCAGAGTTCACGGTGACCATCACCTCGGCGGCGAATGGGGAGGCGACCCTTGCTCTTCCAGCATCGGTGACGGCGACCCTCCCCGGCACGAAGCCCGAGTCATACCTCGAGCATGACCTCCTCATGATCCGCGCCGATGGCACGAGGATCGTCCTGCATCAGGGCCTCGTCGAAGTGGACGACCGCATCACCGTCCCTGCTTGATTCCTACCTTCAGTCTTCAGCCTTCAGCCTAATCCCCTTCCCCCATGTCCGCCGAAATCGAGATCGAAGTCGTAACCGCCCCCGCCGTCCTCGAGGTCGAGTTGTCCACTGGCGCACCGGGATTGAAGGGTGATAAAGGGGATCAGGGCGAGCGGGGAATCCAAGGGCTGAAAGGGGATACCGGAGCAACCGGAGCAACAGGCTCACAAGGTCCCCAAGGAGCCACCGGCCCCCAAGGCCCGCAAGGATTGAAGGGCGACACGGGGGATACCGGACCGACTGGTCCTACCGGTGCCACCGGCCCCCAAGGCCCGCAAGGATTGAAGGGCGACACGGGGGATACCGGACCGCAGGGGCCTGCTGGAGCCACTGGTGCAACAGGCCCCCAAGGCCCAGCCGGAGCAGACGGAGCCTCCACATGGGAGGCGATTAGCGGCAAGCCGACGACCTTCGCCCCATCCGCGCATACCCACCCGGCGACCGAGGTCACGGGCCTCGCCCCCGTCGCCACCAGCGGATCGGCAAGTGATCTCTCCACAGGCACCCTTGCCCTTGCGCGACTTGATCCCCTCGTAGCGCGAGACGACCTAAACAACAACTTCACGGCAGGCCAGACGATCACGGCATCCGCGAACACCTCGGCCCTGACGGCCTCCTACAGCGTCACGGGCGCGAACACGACCCCGCTGCTGGATCTAAGCGGAACTTGGAACACGACGGGAGTTGCAAGGGGCATTCTGCTCAACATCACCGACACGGCGAGTTCGGCAACGAGTCGCCTCCTCGATTTGCAGGTTGGAGGTACGAGTCGGTTTACCGTTCTGAAATCGGGACAGTTTAGCACTCCGAGTGACCTATACACTAACTCCGTAGCTCTTACAGCAGGGGTGAGGATTGCCTTAAATTCCACTCTTGGGTTTACGTTGTCGAGCAATCCGGCAGTCAATCCCGATACCATTCTCGCCCGCGATGCTGCCAACACGCTTGCCCTGCGTAATGGCGGCACGGCAGGAACGCCTGTGCCTCAGACATTCCGCCTGTATAACTACACGGACGCTGGACTGACAAATTTCGAGCGCGGGTTCATGCGCTGGAACAGCAACGTCCTCGAAATCGGCACCGAGGCTGGCGGCACGGGGACGGCTAATCGAAGCGTAAGGTTGCTGATAGGGACGCAGAGTTCAGGTGTAGTCTTCTCCGCTGCTGGATCAGGGGTCGATATTAACGCTCGGTCATTCACGACTGGCGCCAATATGACTCTTGTTGGAAGCAATATCTCGGGACTAGCGACCTGTAACTACACCTCCGCTTCCACAGACCCGACGACGACCACGATCACGAACGGCAACTGGCAAGTCCACCGCAACACGACAAGCGGAACCGTCCGGCTCTGGGCCAACAATAACGGCACAATGGTTTCCGTGGCCCTCTCTTGATTTATGAACACACAAATGACGCCCGAACAAGCCCTGCAACTCCTCTCCGAAGCTCTGGAGCCACGCAACCTAAACCAAATATCGCGAAGCGGCTTCTGCTCCATACAACAGGCAATCGAAGTCTTAGCCGAAGCAATCAAACCCGAACCCTCCGAAGACCATGCAACTAACGATTGATCCATCCAAATTAAGCGGCCTGACCGCCATCGTCTCCCGCGCCAACAGCGTCGAGGGTGCAGAGCAGACCACTCCCGAAGCCTACCTCCTCGCTCGAGTCGAAGAGATTCTAAGCTCCTACGACGCCGCCGAGGTGGAGCGCGTAAAGCAGGAGAACGCCGCCTTCTTTGAACTTGCCGCCACTCTCCCCATCGACAAGCAGGAACAACTCAAAGCTCTCGTTCAGCAACTGGCTGGATCATAGTCATGAGCGAAGTGGCCCGATACTTCGACCTGGCACTCAAGGTCGCCACGACCGCCGCCCTGCTAGGAGTCGCCCTGCTCGGCACGAAGTTCGTGACCAAGGAGGAGTTCACGGCGGCCAATACCCGGATCGAGAAGATCGAGGCCGTCCTGATCCGCATGGAGGCCAATGCAGAGACAGACAAGCGGCACGACATCCTCCTTGCCGACCACGAAACCCGGCTGCGGACGCTCGAGAAACGCTAAGCAGAGTTTCACGCAAAGGGCGCAAAGGCCGCAAAGGTTTTGACATGAGGTTCTTGGCAGTAGACATGGGGGGCTTCCCGTCAGATCAGCTATCTCACCCCATGTGTTCTTTCAAAGGTTCCATCTGATTGACAAAAGCCCACGGGCTTTCTCGAAAGAGTAGGTTGGATGGTCAGCTTCGCGGGGATCTTCGGTGAACCGCTGCGGAACTGGTAAGCAATCCTTACAAGTTCCAGCTTAATCGGGCGGGGCATTGAGGGGTCACGAATCCGACTTGAAATCGGAATGGTGATAGCGACCTGGACCCCGTCCGACCTGTTATATGAGTAATTGTAAATGATTTAGTAGTTCATTACCTACATCGTGCTTTTCGTGGTGAATCTCCCTGTTTCACGCAAAGGGCGCAAAGGCCGCAAAGGCGGGCTAATTGACACGGGCCTGCTATTGTGAAGACTGCCCTTTTTTCGCTTTTAGCTTTTAGCTTTCAGCTTTTCCTCCTTGGATGCGCTTCCAAGCCCCAGCCATCTTACGCCGCCCCGTCCGTGGTAGCCGTCAAGACAGGCCTCGAGAAGCTGCGCCCCCATGTGACCCCGGCAGGAGTGCCAGCCATCGCCGAACTCGAGCAGGCCGTGACCATCTACGAGCAGGCCGTCACCGATCAATCCACCGCCCTCCATCAGGCTCAGAATGATGTGGCTTACTGGCAGGCCAAGCATTCCAAGGCCCTGAAGGAACTCTGGATGTGGCGAGGACTCGCCGCCCTCATGCTCGGAAGCGTCGCAGCGTGGTTTGCGCTGCGCTCCGGCCTCAAGCTCGCCCTGTGACCATGCTCCTCTGCTTCCTATCAGGCGCACTCGGTGTTCTGGCCATGTTCATCCTGATCGCCTTCTCCCCCGAGATCGGTGACTTCCTTTCACGATTTAAGCGGTGATCCGCATCAGTTCTCATACCTAACAGCCTTCAGCCTTCAGCCTTCAGCCTTCCCCCATGACCTCCGAAACAGAAACCCTCATCAAGGCCCTCCGCATTATCTCTGACACCACGAAGACGGACGACGGTGTGGTCAATGCCTGCCTCTGGGAAGCTGCCGCCCGCATGGAGGATATGCTCACCCTCATTGACGGAGCCTATGACATCGTGGAGATCCACGGCGGCGGGTCTCCATACAACGACAAGTGGAAGAGGAACTGGATGGAACGCGCCCGGAAATGCGGGGCCGTCCCCTCCCTCTGACTCAGGTCTCAGGTCTCAAGTTTCATCCCTCATCAGCCTTCCCCCATGACCTTCCTTCGCGGCCTGCTCTCCGACGCCCCCGGTTCGCCCTCGATGACCCGATTCTCGCTGGCGGTCGTCCTCTCGCTCGTCGTCCTCGTGATCTGCCGCTGGCTCATTACCGGGCAGGACATCCCGCACGGCGTCGGAAGCCTCCTCGAGATCACGCTCGCCACCACAGCCGGGGCCAAGGTCGTCCAGAAATTCG